ATTCATATTTAAAACCTAAAAGGAAAGACCTGCAGTTTTAGCCCCGGAAAGGGCACCCAGACCGGCAATGCCGTAACCCAACACCTGCTGGGCCGTAGAGGGATCTTGTGATGCATTCATCGTTGTCACACTCTGCGAGCTCGGTGTTCCACGATAGATGTCCGATAAATAAGAGTACAGCTGGAACGGCTCGTTCATGCGAGCAACGTCGCTCTGACGCAAGGCATCCAGTTCCGCCTGTTGCTGGGCACGTTGCTGACCGCCAAGAGCAGAAAGCGTGGTGATATCGCGCAGACCAAGGTTCTGTGCCAACTCACCCAAGCCTGCTTGCTGGATACCCAGATTCGCGGCCTGTGTGCCGATTCCTGCGGCCTGACCACCGACACCGGCTACACCCGCACCTATATTAGCTAACTGACCAATACCTTGTTGAGCCAGCATCTGGGCTTGACCATAGCCCTGAGATCGCAAGTTGGCCGCGGTACGGGCCTGTTCTTCCAATACGTTACGAGCTAGCTGACCTTCTAGAACCGCTTGCCGTGAGCCCCCAAAAGCTCCTACGTTAGCCGCCTGAGCACGAGCCTGTTGCAAAGGAGCGGCCCCGGCACGGGCAATATCCTGCATACTCTGGTCAATGACTTCCTGACGATATGGGTCCATATACATCTGAGCCGCGGCGCGTGGGTCACCCGCCATCTGTCCCGCACGACTGTAATATCTCTGAGCTTCCTGTAATGCAGGGAAAGCAATATTTTGTATGCCTTCTTGACCCGCCAGAACCTGACTCAGCCCACCTTGAATATATGGTGTAAAGCCTCCTATGCCCTCTTGGGCAAGAGCCGCGGCTTGGTTTTCCATGCCCGACATACCCGCAATCTGATAGGCAGGAGGCAGGGCATTAGGGTCACTTATCCGCTTTCCAATGTATTCATTTACATCCTCAAGCAAACCAAGGCGGTACGCCTCAATCTGAGGATCTTCGCGGACAATCTGAATATTAGTATCGACAGCCATTATGCTACGCTCTCAAAGGATCTCATTAACTCGTACATTTTCTTAACGCCATTATTGCGACTACCGTTGCCCGCGCCTCTTACAGCACGTGCAGTCATCACAAACTCTCCGTCGGATAGCATGGCGGGTATATCGTCACTTGTTTCTGTACCGGGGCCGGAAATGGCACCGTTCTTACGGGGGAAGTTTTCTACCTTACCGCCGTCGGCCATGCCGGAAGTACCGTAAGTCGGCACCCCTACACGGTATTTAGAAGGATCTTTCTGTAGTAAATCCCATCCAGTTACACCACCAAAGGCTTCTGGAATGTTTGTTTCTGGAGCTTCGAAGCCGCCTGTAGCCGCCATAAGACCGGTTCCCGCTACCGCTAAAGGCCCGTAGGACCGCAGTAGACCAACGCCTGCATTAGCGTCTGTAGCTAATTGCTTTGCCATCGCAAGCTGGTCTGGAGTGGCCGTGCCAGAGGTTAGACCGTACTTAGACAAAATATCGCCTTGTGATTGTTTAGGGAAGAATATGTCCTTACCCGTCTCTAAAATACCTTTCTTTCCAGAAAAGAGATCGCCTAAAGACTCCCGTACTCCCGGAGTTTCTAACGCTCTCATATCGTCAGGAGCTATGTCGGTCGTTTTAATTAGATCGGCTGTCGGAGGCTGGGTTGTCGCACCCGCTCCGGTAGCACTCATTGCCGCATATAGCTCGTTTGGATCGGCTTGGATCGGCAGTTGAACAGCAGGACGGGATGCGGTAACCGTTGTGCTGGCAACGCCTTCTGGTGCGGGCCTAACGCTTGTTAGCAATTCCTCTGCTTTAGGGGGCGTTACTAAGTTCTTTCCGGCTAATGGGTCACCCGTCTGAGCCTGTTTAGCCAAGTCAGCCGTAATAGCTTCACGAGCGGCCTCTCTGGCCCCGGGCAGTGCTCCGCGAACGCCTTCACCAAATCCGGAAGTAAAGGTTCCGCCTGCTTTAACCGACTGAATACCGCCAGTAATACCGGAAGTAAGACCGCCTACGGCACCGCCAATCAAAGCATTCTTAAACGCATCTTTTAAGCTACCGCCCTGAACCAGCGTACCGATACCGCTACCTGCGGCGGCACCCAATATAGGACCAAGCGGAGTCATGGCCAGACCTATAGAAAGAACTATAGGAGCCACCTTTTTGACTACTTTAACAACAGATTTGATGGCCTTCTTGATGCCCCTGAATAGTTTTTTCAGGAAAAATTCCGGCTGTCCGGTGACAGGATTAATAGAGTTAAGCTCGTTTCCGACCACATAACGCTCTGGATCAATACCCATAGAACGCATTTGACGGAATAAAGATTCTTTCAGACGGGGATTTTCATCAAAAACAGCCATAGGAATGACTGTTTCGCCCTCTGCGGCGTGAACCATGTAGGTATCTTCATACCTACCGTATTCAGCTAAATGGTCCGCTACGGCCTTTACAGAGCCTATACCAGACTCTGGAACATCGTCGTCGGCCCATTCGCCAACAGTAGCGGTGAGAAATGATGCAAGGCCCCCCTCTGGAACCTCTATAGCTTCAGGCATAGTAGCCATCAATCCTATCTCCTAAGATAATATTGAGACACTGTCCTGAAATGTAGGAAACCTTTTCCGCAGGAGTATCTATCGCATATTTTATGGTATTTTAACCTAAATATACCACATTATGTAATGGTGACAGTAACCGAACCGAGGGCCGTGGTCCCCGATACACTAGCAACGTTTGGCGCATTAGCCAAGGTTATTTTTAAAAAACCTTCTTTTTCGTACACGTCCCCTACCGCAAGGCCCTGATCTGAGCCGGATTGCAAGCTAGTTAAGTTAAGAGTCGTGGCCCGCGAGTCGCCGGGATTCTGTATTTGACGTACAAATAACGAGAACTGACGCTGTATATCCGCTTGATGGTCCTGACTATACTCTCTCGGAGCTATCGGGAAAAACGGGCGGACTAGTTCACGAGAAGACATTACCGCCTACCATCCTGTCGCGCATCAACCCGTGGGGAGCCTAATCGCCACTGCACGTCTGTCGTGTCGGACTGCACTTTTATAGCGAATGACCGGCCTCTTAGACGCATAAACACTTGATTTGTAAACTGTTCTACAGGAGTAGTAGCCGACTGAGTAACCGTCTCAGTGTCTGTTTGCAGATACTCTCCTCCCGGGTAGTTTCTGGTTTCTAACGTGAAATCCAAGGTTGGTGCGTTACTGACAGAAGAATCAAAAGTTACATCAGGGATCATGCTGTTGATAAATACAAATCGGTCCCCGTCGCCAATGTCCATCTGACTGCTTTCTATGTAGCTAGTGATAGCTGTAGAGGGGTTAGTGCTACCGTCGTTTTGACCATTTTCATGCTGGTACAGATAACCATCCGTAGCGGCGGCCAAAGGATAGGTCTGTAGCCCTCTATCTTGCCACGCAGTGCGGGTAAGTGTTCCGTAATACCAAATGTTCTCCTGATAGTTATAGACCACGTACTTATTCACTTCGGTTGACGAGCTAGACGGGTAGAACCACCAAACCTCAGAAAAAGCACTATTGGACCCCGCTATCACTTTTTTATTTTGATTAAAGTTAAAATCATTAAATACATAGGAAAGTACGGAACACGGCAGTTTAGAGACTTGACCGCTGTATATATAGAAATCTTGTGCGCCCATCCAAAACACTGTGTCGTCTACAGCAATGGCGGCGTTAGGGCCTGCAATAGTGGTATTTTCAGATATCTGGTTAATACCAAAGGTAAAAGGCGGCCCTAAGAACTGCATAGAGTGTACAGAAACATCCGTAAAAACAAGGGTTTGTTGACGAGTTTCTACCGCGCAAACTATTTCGGAGCCACTGCCTACCCTTAAATCTCCGGCAGTATTTTGTGTAGTCGGGGCCCACGTAGTCAAAGATTCTTGATCGCTAAACCTGATCAGAAGAGGGTCTAGCACGTGCGGACTTGTTAAGGAACCACAGCCAAACAAGATTACGTGACGGTCAACATCACTAACCATAACCTGATTTGCTATAGTTGGAGTAGTAGAATCGGCTCCGGGTAAATCAGACAAGGCCGTGGCCCTGTTTGCTCCATAATCATCCGAATCGGTGTCCCAATAATATATACCACCGCCTCGCACCGTAAATAACAGGTCCTCCCCAAAGTTATCTTGGCTGTAAATTCGTAACTGGTTATTAGCGGTTAAAGTGGTTCCAGAACCCCAAGTGCTACGTCCCCATGTCCCTGCACCCCAGCCTGTCCCCGAAACGGCAACAGTCAAGCCACTATTAATCTGGTAAGTTCCCACTACAGACGATCCGCCATTGCCCGTATCTGAGCCGGTGGCCGTGACTAATGAGGGGTTTAACTGCCCATCTTCAGTAATGGACGCAATTGAAGTGTTGGCGGCACGAGCACTAATGGTGTACGTGTCTCCGTCCTGAACTTCCTCTATTTGATATTCTTGGTTTAAAACGTCTGCGGTGATGTCTCCCCCAAGGCTGATTGCACCTGAAAAAGTAACAAAATCATTGACAACCGCGCCATGGTTTAAGTCCGTAACGGTAATTGTAGAACTAGAGGCCGTCGCAGAAAATGTAACGTCTCCCGCCGCCGTGGTAGTTCGTAGGGGGGTGATATCATAAAAATATCCCCCTTCGTCAATGTAAAACTTTACCGAAGTACCGACACCGATTAGTTGTGTACCCCCTAGCGAAACGTAAGGATGTAAAGACCTACACGTACCCAAAAAGCTGTAAATCGCTTTTTTAACCCAGCCGCCTATTTTTTCAGGAAACCCGGCTTTAAAACGTATTTTTTCACTGTCAAACCAACCGCCCTCGTTAGAATAGGAGGTCGTTTCACGGTTTATTCCCGGCCTGAATTGGAGCTTTGTAAAAGGCATGGCAACCTCTTTTTGATCAAATCGGTAGTATAAACAATCTTAACCATTCTATCCTATAGATACCCATCCCTGAGTATTGTCTTCTTGGTACGCATCTTCGTCCCAAGTGTGCTCTCCGTCCGGCTTGGCTATCGGGGCTTCCCATACAAAACTGGTGCTATTGTATGTCCAAGAGGCATATGGGGACTCATCCGGGCCTTCTGGTAACGCATTGTCAGGAAAACCATCCTGTGCCGGTACGTCGCGCAATGCAGTACGGTAGTTCTGGTAAATCGTTTTGTCTGCATCAGCCAGCGGTGAGTCAGGCAGGATAGCCCAGTCAGTCTCTGTAAGTCTCTGGTTACGCTGTGCGCGTTTGTTAGCCTTAGCGTTAGCCAAGTCGTTAGCTATGGCTTCAGCAGATCGGTCTATGACGCTGTAGGTCTGGAAATACCCACCGTCCCTAGAAACAATTTCGCTCTCGATCACTACTTGCGAACTAGTGTCAAAGGAAGGTTTTGTGTCTTCCTGAAGCACTGCCATGTTGAGGCCAGCCAGAGCCGCGTCACTCAGAGGCAACGCA